GAAATTAAAGAAAAGGCAGCTATCGTTTTTGAAGCCGCTATTAACACCCGTTTAGTTACTGAAGTAGCTCGTTTAGAAGAAGCCTTCGAAGAAAAGCTACTTGAAGAAGTCGAAGAAATCCGCACTGAACTTGTTGAAAACGTTGACAGATATTTGAACTACGCCGTTGTAGAATGGATTAATGAAAATTCTGTCGCTATTGATTCGACTCTAAAGAATGAGATTGCTGAAGATTTTATCAATGGTTTAAAGGCTCTATTCGAAGATAATTATATTGATCTTCCTGAATCTAAAACTGATGTTGTAAATGATATGATGGAACACATTGAAGAACTAGAAGCTAAGTTAAACGCAACAATTGACGAAAATATTGATCTAAAACTAGCTTTAGATGAGCAATCAGTTGTAGAGGCATTTGCCGATATCTCTGAAGGTTTAACAGTCAACCAAGCTGAAAAGCTTCGTGTTCTTTCTGAGAACATTACTTATACATCATCCGAAGATTTCTACAAGAAAGTTTCTATTCTTAAGGAATCTTATTTCAATAAAAAGCCTGTTAATACTCTTACCGAAGAAGAAGATTTCCTAGCAGAAGATGTTAACACATCTGCTCCTACTGGAACTATGAATCATTATGTAAAAGCAATCTCAAATCAAGTCAAGAAATAACTTATTATAAATAAGATATCAACAAGGAGAACATAAAATGTTTCTAAACGAAGAAATTCAAAACAAGTGGAGTCCAGTATTGGACCACCCTGAGCTTAACAAGATTGGCGACATTCATCGCCGTAGCGTTACTGCACAACTATTGGAAAACACTGAACGTGCTATGCAAGAAAACGGTGGATATGCTCCACAGTCACTTCTTGAAACTTCAGGCGCTCTTCCTACCTCACTAACAGGCGGTTCATCTAACTACGATCCAGTTCTAATTTCACTAGTTCGTCGTGCTATGCCTAACCTAATTGCTTATGATATCTGCGGCGTTCAGCCTATGACTGGTCCTACTGGTCTAATCTTTGCTCTACATCCTAAGTATGACGGTCAAGCTTCTGGCAACACTGAAGCCTTCTACAGCGAAGCTAACACTGGTCAGTCTTCATACGGTCAGGGTAACACCATGACAACCATTGGTGATTCAAACGTAGGTAACTACGCTTCGAACGCATCTATCGTTGTTTCTGGCAACTCACAGCTTTATAACTTCGCTGGTGGCACAGGTACTGCACAAGCCGAAGCTCTTGGATCAACCAGCAACGCCGACTTCCGTCAAATGTCATTCGCCATTGACAAGGTTCAAGTTACTGCTCGTTCACGCGCTCTAAAGGCTGAGTACACCATCGAACTAGCACAAGACCTAAAGGCTATTCACGGTCTAGACGCTGAAACAGAATTGTCAACAATTCTATCAGCCGAAATTCTTGCTGAAATTAACCGTGAAGTCATCCGTACCATTCAAGTAACTGCCGTTACTGGTGCTGCTGATACAACAACTGCTGGTACTTTCGATCTTGACATCGACTCAAACGGTCGTTGGTCAGTTGAGAAGTTCAAGGGTCTTATGTTCCAAGTTGAGCGTGAAGCCAACCAAATCGCCAAGCAAACAAGACGTGGTAAGGGTAACATCATCATCTGTTCGTCAGATGTTGCTTCTGCTCTTCAAATGGCTGGCGTTCTTGATTACGCTCCTGCTCTAAACTCAAACAACCTACAAGTTGATGACACTGGCAATACCTTCGCTGGTATTCTAAATGGTCGTATTCGCGTTTATATCGATCCTTATTCTTCAGGTCATTATATGGTTGTTGGCTACAAGGGTTCTTCATCCTTTGACGCAGGTCTATTCTACTGTCCTTACGTTCCTCTACAAATGGTTCGCGCTGTTGGTCAAGACACCTTCCAGCCTAAGATCGGCTTCAAGACACGTTATGGTATCGTTGCTAACCCCTTCAATAAGGGCGCTACAATGTCAGACGGTACACTAGTTCAAAATACAAACCAGTATTATCGTCGGGTACTTATTAATAATATTCTTTAATTTGAACTTTTTCTAATCTAAGACTACTAAATACTCCTGTAGAAATGCAGGAGTATTTTTTTATGTCTAAAAACACAGCAACATCTGGTTTTGTTTATATTTGGTATGCTTGATTTTTTTGTCTTCTAAATAGAAGGTCTAGAAAGTATTACTAGACCAATAATAATAAAAAAATATATACCAACTTTATGGGGGCTGAGAAAGCTAGACAAAACTCAGCCCCCATTTTTTAGGAGAAAACAATGGCTGCGTTGAGTAATAATCCTACAAACAAAAACTTTCTGTCCCCAACAGCGTTTAAGTTTGAGATCGCACGTATGCCAACTTTTACCTACTTTGTTCAATCCGTACAGTTTCCAGAACTAAACTTAGGATACACAGATTTAAATACTCCCTTCAATAGACTATCAGTTGAAGGCGATCATACTAAGTTTGGTAATCTTAATATTACATTTAAACTAGATGAAGATATGTATTCGTATCTTGAAATTTTTGACTGGATGACAGGCGTAGGTAAGCCTCGTAGTTTTGATCAATATGCAAATTTAAAATATCAAGAAGCTGGAACTGGAAAAGGTCTTTATTCAGAAGGACAATTGACATTCCTAACTAACTCTAAAAATCCTAATATAAATATAACATTCGCTGATATGTATCCTATCAATCTAGGTAATTTTAGAATGGATTCTACAGTTGATGATGTGAACTATGTAACCGCTGATGTCACGTTTAACTTCTTTGATTACGTGTACTCTAGAATATAACATAAGGATTTGTGATGAAAATTGAAGAAATATTTTCTCTTTGGAATGATGACAGTAAAATAAATAGCCTAGAAGTAGGACAAGAAGCACTAAATATCTCAAAAATACACAACAAATATATTCAGGTGTTCACAGAAGAACGCCTTCTTTTGATGCGCCTAGAAAGTGAATATAAAAAATTATACAAAAATATTCATGAATACTATTCTGGAACGTTAGACGATGAAACACGAATTGAACTTGGTCTTGAGCCAAATCAAAAGCTAATCTTAAAAGGTGATGTATCGATGCATATCGAAGCAGATGATTTAATCATATCCAAGTGCTTAAAAATTGGTATGCAAAAAGAAAAGCTACAACTTTTAGATTCAATAATCAAGACAATATCAAACAGAGGATTTCAGATCAAGTCCTATATTGATTATCAGAAGTTCTTGAACGGGGAATAATGTGGCAGATATTATCATCCATAAAATATCAGAGGTATATGTTAAAGTAATCTGCGATGGCGGTATTGCTTATCAAATGTCTGAACATTTTACATTTATGATACCAAACGCTAAGTTTCACCCAAAAGTAAAAGCTAAGGTATGGGATGGTAAGATTAGATTATTCAATCTCGGTAACAGAACAATTTATACTGGTCTTGTGCCTAAGATCGAAGAATGGGCAAAGAACAACGAATATACAATAGAATACTCTGGAGACTTTGGTAACAAAGAATTTTCAGTAAAAGAAGCTAGCGATTATATCAAAAAGCTAAACCCAACTATGACACCACACGAACATCAGATTAAAGCATTCATTCATTGTGTTCGTAATCAAAAAGCTGTACTGATTTCTCCTACTGCTTCTGGCAAATCATTCATCATTTATATGCTAACTAGGTATTTTGATAGGAAGACACTTATCATTGTTCCTACTACTGCTCTAGTAAAACAAATGTCAACAGACTTTTTGGAATATGGCTATGACGAACCTATTCACCAAATTATGTCTGGAAAAGAAAAACAAACTGATGAACTTGTAACCGTATCAACATGGCAGTCAATCTATAAGATGCCAAAAGAATGGTTCGATCAATATGAGATGGTTGTGGTCGATGAAACTCACCATGCTAAATCTAAATCGTTTGTTGATATTTTATCTAAAATGACAAAGTGCAAATACAGGTTTGGTCTTACTGGAACTTTGGATGGAATTGAAGTTAACGAACTTGTTCTAGAGGGACTTCTTGGACCTGTCAAGAGGGTTATAAAAACATCAGAGTTGATGGAAAAGAACTTAGTGTCTAAGCTAAACATCAAGTCTCTTATACTCAGGTATCCAGATGAAATATGCAAGCTAAATAAGAATATGCTATACAAAGATGAAATTCATTTTCTAGTTACAAACGCAAAAAGAAATATATTCATCAGAAATCTAGCACTGTCTCTTACAAGTAACACTCTTGTATTATATCAGTTTGTTGAAAAACACGGTAAGCCACTATACGAAGATATTGCTAAGGCTGCTCCAAATAGAAAAGTATTTTTCATATCTGGTGATATTGATGCTGATGTTAGAGAAGAAGTTAGACGAATCACTGAGACCCAAACTGATGCTATCATTGTAGCTAGTTATGGTACATTTTCAACAGGTACTAATATTAAGAACCTAAATAATATTATATTCGCTTCTCCTAGTAAATCTAAAATTAGAACATTACAATCTATTGGTCGTGGTCTAAGATTATTCGAAGGTAAAGCTACTGCTACTCTTTATGATATAGCCGATGATATGTCTTGGAAAACTCACAAGAACCATACGCTAAATCATTTACAAGAACGTCTTAAGATATATGCTGCTGAAAACTTTGATTATAAAATTTATAGGATAAATATAGACCAATGACAAATTCTGAATATCTTGTAATTAAAATTAATGAATCAACTCTTATCGGTGAAAAGATAACATCTACATATTCTGATTCTGAAGTAAACATTAAGAATGTATATGAAATCTTAGCAGATGAACGAGATGATAAAGTTTACTACTACATGGTTCCTTGGTTTGTTCTGTTTGAGGATCAAACTGTCTTGTTCAATAAGAAACATGTTATCTGTGAATCATTACCTACTGATCAACTTATTAAGATGTATCTAGAAACAATCAATAAGTATAAGTTGAAGTATAAGGACAAGGATCAGTTTCATGCAGATGAACTTGATCTAGACGAACTAGATATAATGGATGACAGCTATGATAAGATTGATAAGTCACGATTGAATTAATAGTTATTTAATTAGTGATTCTCAACGACAACATCCTATTATAACACCCTTAAAATCATATGTCAAGCGAAATCGTACAACATTACAAATTATTAATGTTTGAAAATAGTGCTTGACAAACACCAAAGATAGTGATATGATCTGTGTGATCATAGATGGAGTAATTGATTATGACTGAGAAAAGAAAACCAATATACTATGTGGAGAATAAGAGATTTCTTCAGGCTATGATTGTGTATTTGAATGCATGTAAAGCTGCTGAAGCAGAGGGAGTTCAGCTTCCAAAAATTCCAGACTACATCGGAGAATGCATCTTTAAGATTGCACAGGGACTATCCCACAAAGGTAACTTCATCAATTACTCATATCGAGAAGAGATGATCGGTGATGGTATCGAAAGTTGTGTAAAGTACATTCGTAGTTTCAATCCAGAGAAATCTTCCAATCCGTTTGCTTACTTCACTCAGATTTTATATAACGCTTACATTCACCGAATTCAAAAGGAAAAGAAGCAACAATATATAAAGTACAAGAGCATGGAGCGTCATATCATTCACGACATGCAAGGCGATGATTATGAGTTCTACACTCAGCAAACGGACAACACAGATGCTATCAATAATGTTATTATTTCTTTTGAGGCGTCTTTGGAAAAAAAGAAAAACAATATTAAAAAAGGATTAGAACTATTTGTTTCTGAGGAGGAAATTGAAGATGTACGAGACATTACCACCGATCATCCAGCAATGGATACACAACTTGATGAATGAAAAAAATAATAATATCAGATATAATCATTATCGCCAGCTTATCAATGTCAAGGAAGAAATTGATAAGGCAATCAAAGAACATGAAAAGAACCTATTGAACGTAAGATGAAAATAGCTATTTTAGAATATTGTGTATACCATACAAAATATATTGGTGACAAAATGCCAAACAATTATGTTGGCTCCTCATCTGTACATAAAGTTGAATGCGGGTATAAAGGATCAGAAAAATCAAAAAA